TATGGAAATGGAAAATGAACGTCTTACTGATGTCGGGAAAACGATAAAAACATTATCGGATATAAGTACATTGGAGGTTTGAGATGTGATTATTGATAATCATTTATTTGAATTCACAATTATTAAAATAAATGATAAAAGTATTGTTTTTAATGATTGTCTAGAAGATATAGTATTTAAACAAATTAAAGTTGATGAATTGATTAAAAATAATTGATGGAAACTAAAAGAAGAAAACCATATCGCCCAACCAAGCGAAAAGGTAAAACCAAAAATGGCAATATTCTTTAATGAAGATTGAAGTGAAGTAAAAGTATCAGAAGATAAGGTTGAACAATTTGAGAAAGTTAGAAAGCAAAATAAAGAAGAAAGATATTTTCTTGAATTATTTAAAGAAATAGTTTGAAGAGAACAAATGACACCATTTTCAGGACGGGAAAGATATGCTAAAGATTGTTTTGAATGAGCAGAGGCTTGTATAAAGAAACTAAAAGAAAAAGGTAAACTATAATATTATGAAAGATAAAATGACACGCCATCATTTAGTACCTCGTAGCCTTTGAGGGATTAATACATTTGAAAATATATTAATGTTACAAGAAAAGACCCATCAGGCATTTCATAAAGTGTTTCATAATCGTGAACCAATAGAACAGTTTAAACATTTAATTAGACTTAATAAGAAGGTATTAAGTGCAGAATTTCATGACGAGATTACAAGACTTTTAGACTTTTGGGAATGACAAGAATTAAAGGAATGAATTAAGAAAAAACTTTAACCAAATAAACTATGACTAATTACAAAGAAAAATTAACGGCAAAATTAAAAGAAAATCCAGAAGTTAAAGAGAATATGGAGAAATTAGAGTTATGATGTTATATTGAGTGGCAAAATCTTAATAAAGATATGGATATGATATTAAGCAGACATACTGCAACAAAATATTTCACTAAAAAATGAGTATTATGCTTAGAGAAAAATAAATGAGATTTTAAAATCATCTGAACTCTAAAAGAAAGACATTTAAGAATGTATTGTGAGAATAGAAATATACACCTTACAATTAATACTCAATGATGTCTAAACTTTTTCTCAAGGAGAATAATTTTAAATGACGAACTAGACTTCGACCAACAAGATGACTTAGTTTATAAAGCAATAGTAGAATTTTTAGAAAATAATAAAGATTAAGATGACTGAACACGACTTAAACAGGGTTAAAAAAGAAGAGACAAAAAATTTACACCTCCTAGACCCGAAAAAACCTTGATTTACAACTTGGTTAACTGAGAAATTTACAAGACTTTGAATAATTCACGAACACAAAGCTAAAATTAAGATAGCAATTGAAGATTGTACAAATTGCTCGTGAGGTTGTAAGAATTGTGAAAGACTAAAAACTAATTAATAATAACATATGAGAGAAATTTTAATAAGAATGACTAGGATTATATTAGCACCAATATTTTTAATATATATATTTTTTACTATATGAATATGCACAATTCTTTGGGTGTTTATTTGGATTATATTCGATAAAAATCTTAATGAAATAGTAAATTCTATATTACATCATAAAATAACATATAAGATTTGAACATTTATATTTTGATAAAATGAGATTAAAAATCCAACCAATTCAAAGTACAAACCCTAACCCACAATCAAAATACAATACACCAAATAAAGATAAGGTTGTTAAGGAACAAGAATGATTTGCAGAGATATTGAAACAGAAAATTAAAGAAATTAATAAATAAACTATGAATAAAAATATACTAGAAAAATATATACAATTTGCGATTGATAATTGATTTTCAAAATTAAATGACGATTTTAAGATAAAAACAGATATTCAAACTCAAGAAAAAAATGATAATGATGAAGTTTATTTAGATGAAACTTTGCATTGAACATTTATATTTTATTGATGTTGTGATGTCTGATGTGATATAATATCACTAGAAAACATAATTACCTCAAAAGATTTTATTGAAGCAGTTGCTAAATGAACATTTTGTAAAGAAGATTGTCTACAAAAAGACCTTTTAAATGAATTAACAACTTCACAAGCTCTAGCAATTAGAGATAGCCAGCTGGAAGAATTTATTGAAAATTTACTAAAATAATTTAAAACTATGAACGAATTAATAGAAAGTATAAAAACTCTTGATAAACCACAAGCAAAAAACTTAAAATATATTGTAGAAGAGGCTATTAACTGTATTAGAAATAATATTTATGACGCTGAGAGAAAAGATGAACTTTATCATATGATTGATGAAATATCATCAGCTTGTAAAACAAGAATTATTGAGTTAGCTAATAGAGAAATAGAAAATAATTAATAGATTATGGAATATACTAAATGGGTAGAGAAACTAAAGGTAGCTCTTATATGAGAATATAATACTGGATATCAAATAGGAACACAAGAAGATTACAACAAATCGGAATATATTAAGTTTGTAAAAAACCTAAATATTTCAGATGCAGAAAAATTAAAATTATACAAAACCCTATAATATGACAGACCAAGAAAAAAGAAGATTAGAATTCCTAGAAAACTTTTGTACTGAAAACTGATACGACGACTCTAAGCAAGAATTTATAGACTGAGATAAAAGAGTATTAGACTCTATGATATCTTCTGCATCTAGAATAAAACCTAAATCACACAGACAAGAGTTTAATAAAGAAATAAGGAATGATTACTGATGATTCCCAGTAGGTAAAAAGAAAAAGAAAAACATTTGACTAGATTAAAACACCTATTAAAGTATAGATATGCTAGATGAAAAATAAAATCATCTTGAAAATATAAATGGAAATATGTATGATAAAATTTAAATATGTTATTCCAAAGGAATTTAAAATGTCTACAAATAAGATATATGCCTGAATTTTTTGGACTAAAAGGAAAAAGATTTCAGACTTTTATCACTCAATAGTTTACTCTGATGCACAAAAGTTCGATACTTTAACTGAAAAAGTAAATATTAAGATGAACTTCTACTGGAAATCAAGAGTATTAGACTCAAGTAATTGTACCTTTATATGAAAATGTCTTGAAGATTGATTAGTAAAATGATGATTACTAGAAGATGATACAAATAAATATGTTTGAAAGTTTTCTTGTGAAAGTATACATTTAACACCAGCACAAAGAAAAACATTAGATGGAGATTATGTAGTTATAGAAATAAATTAAATAAACCTTTATAAAAAATAATATATAAATACTTAGGCAAAAAGAAGACTTAGCTCAGTGGTAAGTAGCACCTGACTCATAATCAGTAGGTCGAAAGTTCGAATCTTTCAGTCTTCACCAAAAAATATTGATAGATAGCAAAATGGTATTGCAACAGACTGTTAATCTGTAAAGTTTGGGTTCGAATCCCAATCTATCAGCCAAAAATAAATGTTTAAGTGAATAAAATAAATAAATAAGATTATGAACCAAGAACTAACACAAGAACAAGCAGATGAGATAACTAAAACTGTTTATAAAATGTTAAGGAAATAATATGAAGATATATCTAATAAAAATATATAATAAACTTTACAAGAAACTTTATTGAGATACACTTTCAGTAACTTATCTTAAAAAGTATAATTATATTGAATTATTAGAAGGTATTAGTTATTATAATGATCAATTAAAGAAATAAAACTATGAAAGATATAAAAACAGAAAATAAAGTAATTAAGATAGTATTAACAAGAAATTGAAAATGACCTTCTAAATGAGATACAATTAATATTTGAGGAATAGAATTCACTGTAACAAATATTCCTGAAGAATTTAAAGAAGACATTACTATAAGAATATAAATAACAATATTAAATAAATAAAAACTATGACTAAAAGAATTATTACTGACGGGGAATATGTAGAAACAGAAAACTGAAACTTCTTCTTTATAGATTGAGAGTTTAAGAAATACTCAGAGACTTGACATAAATATTCAGAGTAAATAAAATATAAGATATGAATATAACTTTATTAGAATATAAATTACAATCATTAAAGTGATTTATTAACATAGAAGAAAGACGCACAGAAGAATGTAATAAAATTCTAAGTGATATATTTCTAATAGTAAAGTGAGAGCCAGTAAATGATAGTCCAGTATTAGAAGAAATTGACTGAGTAAGAAAAACANNNAAACCAGATACTAAATTGTGACTTTGTTACTTAGATTGAGTTAGATATGTGTGACAAACTGAAAAAGCAATAGATTGAGTATTTCTAAGAGAACTTTCAAATATATATACTGAAGATTGAGTAATAAAAATTACATTTGAAGATGCTCCATTTGTGTCAATAAATTTTAATTAAATAAGAATATGAGTGAAAATAAAGTAGGAAGACCAACATCAATGACTCCTGATATTATAGCTAAATTAGAAGACTGATTTAGAAAGTCTTATACAGATGAAGAAGCTTGTCTTCATGCAAATATTTGAACTACTACTCTTTATACTTACTGTGAAGCTAATCCTAAATTTAAGGAGAGAAAAGAGATACTTAAGAAACACCCTAATCTACAGGCTAAAGACAACTGGTTTAAGAAAATAGCTGATTGAGATTACCATGCTTCTAAAGAATGGTTAGAAAGAAAGAGTAAGTCTGAATTTAGTCTTAAAACAGAAGTACAACAAGAGAATACTAATGTAGATGTAACAGAAGAACTTACTGAAGAGCAAAAGAAAGCTATTGCTGAAAGATTATCTAAAAAATAAAACCTCTTATACAAGCCATAATCTTATGGTTAGTAACCGAGAGAATCAAATAAATTAAAACTATGATAATACTAAAAAGTTTAGAAGATTTCTCCACTCTAGAAAGATGAGATGTAATAGTAGACTGAAATTGAGATGAGTTAATAGTTAAAGAAACTTCTTGAGAAGAATTACTGACTACCTATTGGAATACTCCTTTAAGCAACAAATTCTCAGCTAATTATTGACAAATAGAAATAAATAAAAGAATTAATGGTAATTGATGGAAATTAAAGACTTAATGCAAATAACTAAACAACAAGAGGCTCAATTTTTTAAAGAACAAGCTCAACAAGATTTGTTGAGTTTTTGTATATTCACAGATAAGAACTTCCAAGTATTACCACATCATGAAGTAATTGCTGATCATCTTATTAAGCTAATGAACTGAGAGATTCAAAACTTAATTATATCAATGCCACCAAGAGCATGAAAGAGTAGACTGATGGAAGAGTTTATTGCTTACTTAATCTGACACTATTCTAGTACAGATGTTCTTTATACATGACATACAATATCAATCCTAGAGGATTTCTCTAGGCATATTAGAAGTAGATTAAATTCTAATGAGTATAAAGCTATCTTCAAATCAAGAATAACTTCAGACAATGCAGCTGTTAAGAGTTGGAAAGTTGAGAAAGGTTGAGTATTCTCTATATTCTGAGTAGGTTGATGAATTACTTGAAAGGGTTGAGATTTATTAGTGGTAGATGACCCTTATAAATCAAGACAAGATGCAGAATCAGAAACAGTTAGAAGAACAGTAAGCGATTGGTATCGGTCTACACTTCTTTCAAGAAAGCAAACAGATAAAGCAAAACAAGTAATCATAATGCAGAGATGGAGAGAAGATGATTTAGCTTGAGAGATATTAGAGAAAGAATGAGATAAATGGGTAGAGCTTAAGATACCAGCATTAAATGAAAAGGATGAGAGTTTCTGGGAAGAAAGATTTAGTTCAGATTACTTCAAGGCTTTGAGAGCTAAGAGCCCTATATTCTTTTCTTCACAATACCAACAAGACCCAGTTAATGAATGAGGTTGAACATTTATCAAAGAATACTTTGAATATTATAATAGTTCAGAGCAAGTCTGAGCAATGAAAAGACTAAACATTATTAGTTTCCTAGATCCTGCTATAAGCAAGAAACAAGAGGCTGATTTTACTTGATTAGTTACAATATGAATAGATCCTAATTCTAACTTAATCTACGTTTTAGAAGTTAAACAGCTTAAAGAAGAACCAGATGCAATTATAGATGAGGTATTTGCTACCACTGATAAATATAAACATGCTTGAGCTTCTTATAGGTTCTGAATAGAGGTAGTAGCTTATCAAAAGATGCTAGCTTTAGAGATTAAGAAACAAATGAGACTTAGAGATAAGTTCTTTGTAATGGAAGAAGTAAATCCACAATGAGAGAAGGAAGCTAGGATTAAATCTATCTTACAGCCTAGGTATTCTAACAGAAGTATTTTACACAGTAAGTCTACAGAGAATATTTGAGCTTTAGAAACAGAATTACTTAAGTTTCCTAATTGAAAAAATGACGATATTTTAGATTCTTTGGCTGGATGTGTAAGATTAACAGAGGTAAATAACCTTTGAGATGACGACGAATATTATTTTGATGATAACTCACAGGTAGCAGATTTAGACTGAATACTTTAATAACTTGATTTTAAATTAGAAGTTGTGTAAACTATATTTGAAAAATAAATAACAATTATGCCAAAAGAACTAGAACAGTGAACTACATTGGAAAAAGCACCAGCTGCATTTAATAGTGATACTGATAAACCATTAGTAAAAACATTCCTAAACACTATACAAGATTACTACAATACTTATCAAGAAGAGTATAACGATATAGATAAGATTGATGCTCTTCTTTTAGATATATATGATATTAACAAAAAAGAGTTAAGCCCTACATTCTTATGACAGATAGGAGATATTATTCTTGCAAAGAGTAAGCCTATTGATATGAGATTACAGAATAACTCTGCTGATCCTGCAATTAATGAATTAGCTACAAAAGCTTTTAGAGAGATTATAAAAGACTCTTGATTTATAGAAATGTTATCTTGACCTAAAGGTTGATTTTTTAAGAAGATTTACTTCTGAGATTTTTTTGCATTAATGACTGCAAATGCTGTTAGTTGAATGCCAGAGTTTAGAGAATGAAATGTTAAACAAATATTCTTTGATGTTTACTGAAATAAGATATTAACTAAA